CATACGCTTTGGTGATGCTGAGCCAGTCAAGCAGCATCTCGAGTTCGGATCACGCGCGGAAGCGGTCGTGAAGGCGAACGCTGCTGCAGAGTTCGCCAAGGCGTTGGCCAAGGCGCTCGCCACAGCCAAACGGAAGTGAAGCGCGGTCGCGGCGTGCCCGCACAGCCCCGCCCAGCAAGGCTTTGCGGGGATTGCTCAAAAAATAGGCAAATTCGAGGACCGCACCATATCGGTGCGGGTCCTTCCGACCGCCCTACCGGAACGCGGGCACTGCGCGCGCCCGTTCTTCCCGTTCTTCTGAGTAAAAAAAACGCGTTACACGTTACACGGTGGTGACGCGGCGCACGGCGCAAACCCTTATGGCAACTGGCGAGACTGGTGTAACGCGGAAAAATCGCGGCGTTACACAGAGTGCTGGCGCCGTTACACCCGCGACGATCGGCAAGGCCGCGCTCTGTGAAGCGCTGGGCTGGACGCGGCCGCGGCTCGATCGACGCCTCGACGGAGACGCAAACTTTCCCGTCGCAAAACGCGGCACGCGCGCCGGCGGTTGGGAATTCGATATCGCTGCCGTCCGGCTGTATCTCGGCGTCGCGCCGAAGGAGACGGGCGAGCCGGCACCGGGATCGAAGCCGCAGGCTCGCGCGCCGATCGATTCACGCACGCCGTTCGCCGAGCCGAAATACACCGTCGTGCCGCCTGCCGGCGTTGAGCCGGTTGTGCACAGCGGCGAGCAGACGGCTCGCCAGCGACGCGATGCTGTGCAGGCGGAGATCCTGGAGGACAAGCTGCGGCGCGACCGCGGTGAACTCGTGCAAGTCGAGGTCATGCGGCAGGTGTTGAACACGATGCTTGCGCATCTCGGCAAGGGACTGGACCGCCTGTCCGACCAGGTGATTGAACGGTGCGGACTGCCAGAGGAATACGCGGACCAGATCCGCGGGGTAACCGACGATCTGCGGCGCACGATGGCCGACGAGTTGCGCGTGCTGTTGGGGTAGCACGATGCTCGAACTGGAATATGCGGATCCGTACCAGGTCGCACGCGAGTCGCTCAGCTCGCTTGTGCCCCCCGAACGGCAGACGGTCGCCGAATATGCGGTGCTGCATCGCCACCTTTCGAATCAGGGTGGCGGTTACGTCGGTCGCTGGCACCACGAGAAAGCGCCGTACGTCGTCGCGCCAATGGAGACGCTCTCGCTTCTCGATTACTTGACGACCGTCGTAGTTGGACCCGGGCAGTCCGCCAAAACGGAGATTGCTCAAAACTGGATGCTTAAGTCGGTTGCCAACGATCCGGCCGACATGCTGTGGTACATGCAGACCGATCCGGGTCTCGAGTCATTTGTGAAGAGCCGGATCAACCCGATGATCGACTCGCACCCAGAGATGGCGATGCGGCTCGGTTCGAGGCCGATCGACGATTCGCTGCATTTCAAGCGATTCGACGGGATGCGTATTGAGTTCCTGTCGGCGTCGCATAACAACGTCATCAACAAGTCCGCGCCGCGGATTGTTGCCGACGAGATTGACGCTTATGACCCCTCGCTCGGCGATATCAAAACGCTGCTCGACGTCCGGCGCCAGACGTTCGGACGTCAGTCAATGTTGCTGGCACTGAGCCACCCGGACCGCGCGCGTGGTCTCGTTCCAGATCGCGACTGGTCGGCCGGCATCATGGCGATGTACGCCGACAGCGATCGCCGCATCTGGTACTGGCCCTGTCCGCACTGCGGAGCCTGGTCAAGCCCGGTGCCGATCGCCACGCGGTACATGGCGCTGCACTACGACGAGAAGCAGTCGCTTGACGAAATCGAGCGGAATGCGCGGTTGGTGTGCCCAGTGAACGGTTGTCTCATTGAGGACCGCGAGCGGCATGCGATGAACATCGCTGCATTTCGCTCACCGTTCGGCGGATGGGTCGGCGACGGACAGGAGATTTCTCAGGACGGCGTGGTTACCGGCGAGCTGGTCGCTCGCAAAACTGCGGGTTTCTGGATTGTCGGCGCGATGTCGCCGTTCATTCTCGGGGGCATTGGAGGACTCGCGCGCGCCAAGGTAAAGGCGGAACGCGAGTTCGAGATGAGTGGCGATGACATGGCAATTCGCCAGGTCGTGGTCAAGCAATTTGGTTTCCCATACGCCGCGGCGCGCGGTGTCGGTTCGATCGACGCGAATGTGCTGGCCGAGCGCGCTGACTCGGAACTGAAGCTCGGCGTCGTGCCCGAAGGCGTGCGCTTCCTCGTGACGGGCGTCGACTGTCAGCTCGCGCACTTCGAGTGGCTCACGCGCGGTTTCGGTATTGACGGTGAAAGCTGGGTCATCGACAAGGGCCGCATACCCGGAGATCCGGCGACGTCCGCAGAAGACTGGGACCAGATCATCAACCTGATCAAGCGGACGTATCCGCTTGCCGACGGCTCTGGTCGTGCAATGCCGGTCCGTGCGCTGGGCTTCGATAGTTACGGGCAGCCGGGCGTGACGCAGCAAGCCTATGCCGCGTGGCGCCGCTGGAAGAAGGCCGGTCTCACGCGGTTGATCGGGAAGATCTCCGGGCGGGATGCGTGGACGGTCATTCCGACGAAGGGTGCCGACAAGCTAGCCGCGCCGCGCTTGATGGTCGTGTATCCGGACACATCGCGCAAAGCGAACCGGGCGGCCTCGAGCGGTGACGTTCCGGTCGCACGTTTCAACCCGAACCTGTTCAAGGATGACCTGGCTGGCCAGCTGCAACTGGCTGAGCCGGGAAAGCTATATGTGCATTTTCCGCATGCGTTGCGCTCGCAGGAGCAGCCGCACGTGTGGTTCGAGCAGCTTACTTCCGAGACCCGCATGAAGAACGGCGGTTGGGAGAAAAGCGCGGCAGGCCGTCGGAACGAGGCGCTCGATCTGATGGTGATGACGCACATGCTCGCCCAACTGCATGGCTTGAACCGCATCTCGTGGGACAAGCCGCCCTCCTGGGCAAAGCCGTGGGACACCAATTCGTCTCTCGTCGCGGTGAGCGCGGCTTCGACAAGCCCCGGCTCAACCGGATCCACGTCGTCGACGGCGCCGCAAAGCGCGCCGCGCGAGAAGAAAAAGTCAGCAATTCACCGGTACAGATAAACATGGCCACAAACGATCTCTGTTCGCCGCTGTACGGCATGACCGATGCGCAGCTGCAGGCCGCGCTCGCGGCCGCGCAGCAGGCGTATATCGATCTGCGCACGGGAGACAAGGCCGTGACGGTGGCATACGCGCAGGGTGATGGGTCGCGGAGCGTCACGTTCCAGACCACGAACCTTGCCGCGGTCCGCATGTTTATCAGTGACCTGCAGGCCGCTCTCAACCCGGGCGTGAAGATGTGCAAGCGCCGTCGCATGGTTCCGTTGTTCTGATGAGCAGCGCAACCACACTGGTCGACGCGAGCGGCCGGCCGCTGCGCGCGCGCGCGAATACCGGCGCGGGTCCGGGTAGCCTGGCGAACAACGTCGGCCGTGCGTTCTTCCCGTATCAGGCCGCGGACTGGCAGACGCAGGAGATGGGCGCGTGGTTGCCGTGGATCCGCTCACCCGATGCCGAAATCAACCAGTTCCGCGACCGGATGGTTGCGCGCTCGCGCGATCAGGTTCGCAACGACGGGCGCTCGAGCGGCGGTATCACGCGGATCCTCGACAACGCCGTCGGCGCGTCGCTGCGTTTGTCGGCGGCGCCGGACTATCGCGCCCTGGCTGAGATCAGCGGAGCAGCTTTCGATATCAAGTGGGCGAATGAATTCAGGCGCGCAGTAGAGGCACGGTGGCGCCTCTTTTCGAACGATTTCGGCCGCTACAACGACGTGTCCCGTCAGCTCACCGTCTCGCAGCAACTGCGCCTAGCGTTGCGCCACAAGCTGATTGACGGTGAGGACCTGGTCATCAATTACTGGATGCCGGAACGGGTGGGGCGCGGCGGCGCGCGATATGCGACGGCCTATCTCGTTGTGGATCCTGACCGCCTGTCGAATCCCAACCAGATGGTCGACACGCGCCACATGCGCAATGGCGTGGAAGTGGATGAAAACGGCGTGCCGCTGGCGTACCACATCCGCAAAGCGCACCAGAACGACTGGTACAACTCAGTCGAAAGCATGATCTGGGAGCGCGTTGAACGCGAGGATGACGACGGATGGCTGCGCGTGATCCATGACTTCGAGCGTGATCGCGCTGGCCAGAACCGCGGCGTCGGCGTTTTTATTCCAGTGCTCGCACACGCAAAGATGCTCGCGCGTTACTACGGTATCGAGCTGCAGGCGGCAGCGCTCGCGGCGTCGATCGGTACGTACGTCACCAGCCCATATGACCCGTCGGAAGTTCAGGACGCGGTCGGCGGCGAGGATCACGAGCTCGGCTATTACCAGGGTCTGCGGGCGGAATGGAACGAAGAGCGCCCGGCGATGTTCAACGGCGTGCGCGTGCCGGCGCTTGCGCCAGGCGAAGACATCAAGGCGCTCACGTCCGACCATCCGCACAACGGCTTTACCGAGTTCGTGCACGAGATGCAGGGCTGCGTTGCATCGGCGCTCGGGATCTCGCTCGAGCAGGTTACGCAGGACTGGTCGAGGAGCAACTACTCGAACATGCGCGGCTCACTGCTGGAGAGCTGGAAGACGCTGATCCGACGCCGTCTGGAATTTTCTGCCGGTACCGCGACACCCATGTACGCCGTTTGGCTTCGCGAGTCGATGGAGAACGGCGAGTTGCCTCTCCCGGCGGGCGCGCCCGACTTCCTGGATGGGGTGACGGCATACGCGGGTTGCAGCTGGCTCGGGCCCGCGCGCGGTTGGGTGGATCCGGTGAAAGAGCCGCAGGGTTCGATTCTGAAGATGGATGCGGCGCTGACCACGCTCAAGCAGGAAGCGGCCGAGCAGGGCTCCGACTGGGAAGAGCTGCTCGATCAGCGTCAGATCGAGATCGAGGCCTTCCGCGAACGCGGCATTCCATTGCCCGAATGGGGCGGAAGTGAAATGGCCACCCGCACCGATGAACCTCCTCAGGAACCGCAGGCAGCATGAGCAACTATCCGCATCTTGCAACGCGGCTTTTCAACGTGCCGATCGCTATCGCGCCGCAGAAGGCCGAAATCGTTATGGCAGCGCTCGCGGATCGCTTGGGAATCGCGAAGATGTTCCGCGGCGGCGGCGACGTGG